CCACCGCATCGCGTCGGTTCGTCTTCACCCGATCGCCAGGTCTCTTCGGGATGAGCGAGGGTGCCGCCACGAGGCAATCGTGGCCAAGCTCCCTGATCCGCCGATACAGCCCGTATCCCGTCGGCCCCGCCTCGTAGCAAAACGTCAGTTGACGGTATTTGGCCGCGAGTTTGACGACGAGCTTGCGCGTCGCCGCTTCCGCGGTGTCGATCTCGCCGAGATAGCGAACCTCTCCGTCACGCCCCTCCTCCGCGATCGCAACGGCATTGCGCAACTTCGACGTATCGATTCCGACAAAAGCCCGTCTATGCTCGCCCACGACTTACCCTCCTTGTTTGAGGCTCTGCCCGGCCAATCCGGGTAACCCTCGCCGTCACTTCGAGGGTGAGTCGCCTCTTCAGGGAAGGGCATACGGCCTGCGACATTCAAACCGGTCTGAGTTCGCGGTCGCCAATTCCGCCGGGAAAAGGTTTGGCGTGGCCAGAGACTGGGCGAGTTTTTTTAGCGAGCCCGGCCGATTCCAGGCCGCGGAGACAGCGTCTGCCACGTCCCCGGCGGCAAAGCCGCGGAAAGTCAAAGACTATTCCGACGGTGCCAAGAAGCCAGAACTGCATGGGACTGCGTGGTGGCGGAGGCAGTCATGATCGGACCGGTCTCCGTGGCATTTTCCCTGCTAACAGCGAAAAGAACAGCGAATTTCGTGAAAATCAACCTTCGGGATCAATTGTGACGCCATTCTTGCTTGTCTCTTCAATAGTTTGTCAGGCGAATTCCCTACGGATTCGAACAGCGAATTTTTTCGGCTGAACAGGGAGGGATCTCGAGAGAACAGGGAAGGCCGGCGAATGAGCAGCGAACTGCTCGGACGCGTCGATTTCAGCACACTTCTGCGCTTCGAGAACGGCTGTTCATCGCTCTAAGTATCCGGGGCGAAGTGATGAGGCGCGCCGCGCAGGATAGGGGGCTCCGGACAAAAAGCGGCCGGGTCCTTCATCAGGTCGTCCGAGCGGGTTCAACCAAAGGCCACGTTCTGTAACCTGTCATTCCGCGAATCGCAGCCAACCATGGCGGTCCAGACTCAGCTATGAGTCAGTCGATTCCATGGTGGCGAGACATTGAGATGGATAAAGCCGATGAGGACGCTGCGGCGAAGAGAACCGCGGAGATCAGAGCCGCTCTTCGGTTCTTTGCGAGGGCGTTGCAGCTGGCTTCCATGGGTTACAGCCCCGACCCTCCGGAACAAGCCCGCGCCGCCATAGGGATTGCACTCGCCGGCGTGATCAGGCTGATCTCGGACCTGTTTCCCGACGATCTCGCGTTTCCAGCGCCGCTTATCCAGCTTCGACAAGATCTCGATGATCTGGAGCGCGGAAAGGTCTCGAAGCTCTTCAGGCCAAAAAAGGTGGCCCACCGGCCGCCCACCGCGTTATCCGAGGACCTGTTCCGGGCGATTTCCGCCGCGGCCATGACACGGCTGATGGAGGGCAAGAAGCTGAGCCGCAACGAGGCCGCCCGCGATGTCGCGCGTCGTCTCTCGAAGATGGGCGCGAAACAGTCAACGGGGAAATCGATCACCCCTGGGCAGATCGCCAAATGGCGAGAAGAAATGATGACCGAACTGGCCTCGGAAAACTTGGCGGTCGCGAGGTATGAGCTCACCCTGCGGATGCTGGGCGGGATGGAGCCTTATGAGGCGGTGGCGTTGATGCTGGACTCGTTGACGACCATTGCGCCGGCCAACTTTCCCAAAAAGCCCCCCTCTTAGGGGGAGCGGTCAGGAGGCATTTTACGTCCGTGTTCAAACCTAGGAGGCAACATGAGCACGGAGCAAACCCTAACTTCACCGTCCGCCGACGCGAGCTGCAATGGCGGACTCCCGACCAGTATTCAACAGCCGGTCCCCGGGGGGAGCGAGCGGAAGATCGAGCTCCGCCAGTTGAGCCGGCTGACGCCTTACAAGAACAATGCGCGCACTCATTCGAAGAAGCAGATCCGGCAAATCGCCAACAGCATCAAACAGTTCGGCTTCACCAACCCGGTGCTGATCGACGATGCCGGCGAGATCATCGCCGGGCACGGACGGGTGGAGGCGGCAAAGCTGATCGGGCTGACAGCCGTCCCAACCATCACGCTCTCGCACCTCTCGGAGACCGAGAAGCGGGCCTACATCCTCGCCGACAACCGGCTGGCCGAGAAAGCCGGCTGGGATCGTGAGATCCTTGCCATCGAGCTGCAGGGGCTAATCGAGCTCGACTTCGACGTCGAGATCACCGGCTTCTCGACGGCAGACATCGACATCACGCTGGACGATGCCGCGGAGGCGACCGGCAAGCCGCCGGGGCCGGAAGACGATCTGCCAGACTTGCCGACGGCGGCGGTCTCCTGCCCAGGGGATATCTGGGTGCTTGGCTCGCACCGTTTGCTCTGCGGCAGCGCGCTTGATGCCAATGTCTACGACACATTGCTGGGGCAGGACCGGGCCGAGATGGTGTTTACCGACCCGCCCTACAATGTGCGGATCGACGGCCACGTGTCCGGGCTCGGCCGTGTCCGTCATCGCGAATTCGCGATGGCCAGCGGCGAGATGACCGAGGACGAATTCACGGCATTCATTCAGACAGTTTGCGGCCACCTTGCTGATCACAGCGCCGACGGCTCCATCCACTTCATCTGCATGGACTGGCGGCACTTGTGGGAGGCGCTGCGGGCCGGCCGCGAGGTCTACTCCGAGCTGAAAAACCTCGTGGTCTGGAACAAAACCAATGGGGGAATGGGTTCGTTCTATCGCTCGAAGCACGAGCTGGTGTTCGTGTGGAAGCGCGGGACGGCACCGCACATCAACAATTTCGAGCTCGGCCAGCACGGCCGGTATCGGACCAATGTCTGGGACCACGCCGGGGTGAACACCATTCGGCCTGGCCGGATGGACGAACTCGGAATGCACCCGACCGTCAAGCCGGTCGCGCTGGTGGCAGACGCTATCAAGGACTGCTCGCGCCGGAAGGGAATCATTCTCGACCCCTTCATGGGATCGGGCACGACGGTGATTGCCGCGGAGCGCAACGGGCGCCGGGCCTACGGCATCGAAATCGATCCCGCCTATGTCGATGTAGCCGTGCGGCGCTGGCAGACCTACACCGGCAAGAGGGCCACGCTGCTCGCCACCGGCCAGACCTTCGAAGAGGTCGAGGAGACGCGCATCTCCGCCCCGTCCTCACAGGACGCCGGCACCGTGAGGGAGGCGGCGTGATGTTGGAGGACACTCATAACGGGGAGTCGCGCCTCGACGTCGAGGCCTGCTCCGCTCCGGCTGCGGATCAGGGATACAAGGTCGGCTATGGCCGGCCTCCCCTCGAGAGCCGCTTCAAGCCCGGCACCTCCGGCAACAAGAAAGGCCGCCCGAAGGGCAGCCGCAACACCAAGTCCATCGTCGAGGAGGTCATCAACAGCCCCGTCACGGTTAGGGAAAACGGCAAGGCCCGCAAGACGACAAAGCTTCGGGCGGTCATCGAGGCTACAACCCTGAGCGCGATGAAGGGAGACATAAGGGCGGTGAACGCTCTGGTCGCTCTCTTGATTCGAATCGGTCATCTCGACCAGCCGGAGCACGAGGGGCTGATGACGTGCCTGCCCCAAGAGGATGAGGCAATCATCAACAATTACCTGCGGCGCCAATTTGCCGGGGCCGAATCGCCGGTTGCAAATGATGGGGAGAAACGCTGATGCACGGCACCATCCCCAGCCAGAAAAAACCGGCCAATGATCAGGCGGTGCTCGATGCAATCCTGCGGTCGGACCTCGCCGCCTTCATCCAGAAGACCTTCGTGACGGTCAGTCCGGGCGACGCTTTTGCGGGCAATTGGCACATCGAGGCGATGGCCCATGAACTCAACAAGGTGATGCGCAACGAAAATCGTCACCTCATTATCACTATCCCGCCGCGGCACCTGAAGTCGATCTGCACGTCGGTGGCATTGCCGGCCTACATGCTCGGTCACGATCCGACCAAGCGCATCATCTGCGTCAGCTACTCGCAGGAGCTTGCGGTCAAACACGCCAATGACTGCCGTATCGTCATGAACTCGGAATGGTATCGGCGGGCTTTTCCGCGGACCAGAATCGACCCCAGCAAGAACACCGAGACCGAGTTCGCGACGACGCAGAGGGGTTTTCGCCTCTCGACCTCGGTGGGCGGGACTCTGACGGGGCGGGGTGGCGATCTCATCATCATCGACGATCCCATCAAGCCGGCCGACGCAATGTCGGATACGACCCGGCAGCGCCTGATCGACTGGTACGGGACCACCTTGCTGTCCCGGCTCGACGACAAGGAGAAGGGCGCCATCGTTCTGGTGATGCAGCGCCTCCACGTTGGAGATCTCGCCGGGCACCTGCTCGATGGCGGCGGGTGGCGGCATCTCAACCTGCCCGCCATTGCCGAGATCGAGCAGTGCGTTGAGATCGGCCCCGGGCGCTTCCACACCCGGAAGATCGGGGATCTGCTCCACCCCGCGCGCGAGTCCCGCCAGACCCTCCACTCCATGAAGGTCGCCATGGGTTCTGCGACGTTCTCGGCACAGTACCAGCAGTCGCCGATTCCGCCGGGCGGTAACCTGATCGACTGGAACTGGTTCAGCTGGTTCGATGCGGATGGCTCGATCACGATCGATGACATCGTCATCAGCTGGGACACCGCGATGAAACCGACCGAACTCTCCGACTATTCAGTTGGAACGGTATGGGGGATCAGGGGGAGCCTTTATTATCTCCTCGATCTCATCCGCGTGCGCCTCGACTACCCGGCCCTGCGGCGCAAGATTATCGAGGTCTATAATCAATGGCACGACCCGACAATCCTCATCGAGGATGCCGGCTCCGGCACCAGCCTCCTTCAGGATCTCTATGACCAGAATATTCCGGCTGTGGGAATCAAGCCGGAGGGCGACAAGGTCCTTCGCATGAGCGCCCAGACCGCCAAGATCGAAGCTGGAGCCGTGCATCTGCCGCGGAAGGCGCTATGGCTCGATGACCTCCGGTCCGAGGTCCTGGCGTTTCCTCACGGCATCCACGATGATCAGGTGGATTCCATCTCGCAGGCGCTTGGCTGGATGTGCCGGCCGAGGCGGCGGCTGCTGTTCACCTCCGTATGAGTCGATCAAAAACGTCACGTGGGGGACTCCGAAAACCAGCAACAACATTATCCAGAAAGGACTGGCCTTCTGCTGCGAAACGAGCGGTACTGTCGACGACTCCTGAGACTCGTGGGTTCCAAGAGTCCTGCCCCGCCGGCTGCATCGCCGTGGCGGGGCTCTGGTGGTGACGGCGCGATGTCGCGCCCTCAACACCGGAGCAAACCATGCCTGCCATCAAGCTTAATGATACCCAGCTCGTCACCCTGTCCGCGGCCTCACAGCGTAAGGACAGCGGCATCGTCGTCCCGCCCAATCTCAAGGGTGGAGCTGCCCAAAAGTTCGCCGCCAAGCTGATCGACCTCGGCTTCGTTGAGGAAATCCGCGCCCGCGGTGATCTACCCGTATGGCGCCGGGATGACGACAAGGGGCCGATGGCGCTGCGCATTACCAAGCGTGGCCTCAAGGCAATCGCCGTCGAGGATGCGGATCCAGGCTCGGACAAGGCCGGCGCCGATGCTCAGGGGACGGCCGCCGAGGCGAAGCCGGCGCGAAAGAAACGGCGCGGCGGCAGAGTCGAGAGCGGGGCAACGGACCGAGTGCGCACCGGCCGTGCAGACTCCAAGCAGGCCCAGATCATTGCCCTCCTGCAGCGGCCAGAGGGGGCGACAGTTGCAGCCGTGATGAAGGCCACGGGATGGCAGCAGCACTCCGTGCGCGGCTTCTTGGCAGGCGCGGTGCGCAAGAAGCTTGGGCTGACCTTGGTCTCGGAGAAGGTCGGGGATGAACGGGTCTACCGGATCGTGTCGCCGGATGCGCAGGCCGGCAGGAAGTCGTCCCAGCGGGCGGCCTGACCACCATGACTCCAGAAAATGACCTCGGGGCCGAGATCGCGCACTTGCGCGATCTCGGTCTCTCCGGCTTGCGGGCACGGTGGCACTCGATATTCCGCCGCAAGGCTCCCGACCATCTGCCCCGGCATCTGCTCTACCGCATCATGGCCTATCGCCTGCAGGCGGAGCGGTTCGGCGATCTCGACCGCGATACCCAGCGCTTCCTCGACGAGGTCGCCGCAGGGACGCGAGCCGCAAACGAAATCCCTGCGGCCGGCAATCAAGCAAGCCGTCATGGTCTTCAGCCTGGAACGATGCTGGTGCGGGAGTGGGACGGCAAGCCGCAGCGCGTGATGGTACTTGAGGAAGGTTTTGCCTGGAACGGCACGACCTATCGCAGCCTGACCGAGATCGCCTTTGCAATGACTGGCACCCGCTGGTCCGGTCCCCGCTTCTTTGGGATTCGCAGCCGGGCGGAGAAGCCGGCATGACAGCCAAACCCACGAAGCGGGTTCGCTGCGCGGTCTATACTCGTGTCTCGACAGAGTACGGGCTCGACCAAGAGTTCAACTCCCTCGATGCCCAGCAAGAGGCGGCGGCAGCCTATATCCGCAGCCAGGCCCATGATGGCTGGACCTCGGTGCGCACCCGCTACGACGACGGCGGCTACTCCGGCGGGTCGACCGAGCGCCCTGCCTTGCAGCGCCTTCTACTCGACATCCGGGAGCGCAAGATCGATATTGTCGTGGTCTACAAGGTCGACCGGCTGACCCGCTCGCTCGCGGACTTCGCCAAGCTGGTCGAGCTGTTCGACGCCCATGGCGTCTCGTTCGTCTCTGTGACCCAGCAGTTCAATACCACGACCTCCATGGGCCGGCTGACCCTCAACGTGCTCTTGTCCTTTGCCCAATTCGAGCGCGAGGTCACTGGCGAGCGCATCCGTGACAAGATCGGCGCCTCCAAGCGCAGGGGGTTATGGGTGGGTGGGATGGTGCCGCTCGGCTACGTGAGCCGGGACAAGAAGCTCGTCATCGAAGAGGATGAGGCCGAGCGGGTCCGTACGGCCTTCCAGCGCTACCTCGACCTCGGCAGTATCGGGCTACTGCTGGCCGACCTCCGCGAGCGCGGGATCGTCACCAAAGTCCGCCAGCTATCGGATGGGCGGACCATCGGCGGCATCCCCTTCACCAGGGGCCCGCTCGCCTATCTCCTGCGCAACCGGTTCTATATCGGCGAGGTGGTCTTTAAGGGCCAGATCTGCCGGGGAGAGCATACACCGATCCTCGATCGCGGCCTGTTCGAGGCTGTCCAGAAAAAGCTCGCCGAGCAGCGCAATGGCCATCGTTCGGTCCGAGCAAGCCCGGACGCCCTGTTGATGGGCCGCATCTTCGATGACGGTGGCAACCGCATGAGCCCGAGCCATAGCCGCAAGGGGACGGCGCGGCACCGCTACTACGTCTCCTCAGCTTTGATCCAGGGACGGCCGCAGACCGCCGGCTCCGTCGCCCGCGTCCCCGCGGCGAGGGTCGAGGCCGCTATCGTCGACGCGGTCCGCCGCCACGTTGGACCCGATGCGACCAGCAATGATTCCGAACTGATCAGCGCCTACGTCCGGCGGGTCGAGGTGAGGCGGAGCGAGATCGCCGTCTCGCTGCTGAACGAGGAGCAAGTCTCAGCGAATGAGAACTGTAACCCCGTCGTCCTCACCGTGCCGTGGAGCAAGACGCCTCATCGACGCCATCGCGAAGTCCTTGTCCCCGAGCGCTCCCCGCCGGCACAGGTTCTTCCGATCCGCTCCGACACCCGGACGCGGCTCGTTACCGCGATCGCGCGCGGTAGGCAGTGGCTGTCCGAGATCGAGGCCGGCATTGCAACGCTCGACGACATTGCGACACGGGAGGCCTGCAGCAAGCGACATGTCAACATGACGATCTCGCTCGCCTTCCTTGCACCGAATCTTATCACGGCCGCTGTCGATGGCCGACTGCCGCACGGGATCGGCGTCGCCCGCCTGTTCGACGCGCCCGTCGCCTGGTCGCCTCAGCATCAGATGCTGGGATTGACGCAGTGACCGGTGCACTGCATCTCAAATCCACTTTGTCGGACGTATCTCAAAACCCCCAAGATCGCCCCAACCGCACGGACCGCT